CTTGGCATCTCACTGTCCTGTGCAAGTTCAAGAATACCATTAATTGCTTCCTGACCCTTCTCTATAATACTATAAAGATTACCACGAGTATACTCATAGTCTTTTTCAATATCATCTTTAGTAAGTCTATCAGGTTTTTGTATTCCAACAGGTTCTTTAACTTCAGTCTGATCTACTTCAACTTCAGTTGGTGTTATATTAAAAGTATCATCTAAATTAGTCATTTTCATCAACCTACACCTGATTCATAAGAACCATCAAATCCAAAGTCATCTCCAAATTCAATTAGATCACTATCCTCACCAAGACCAGATGCTGCAGTGTCATAATCAATACTCTTAATTTCTGCTCCTGTTAAATGAGATGTTGCAGTAGTATTATCAGATCCTCTTTCTACAGTGATAGTATCACCACTCTTTGCGGTTACATACATTTCTTCACTATCAATGACAATATACTTCTTAAGAACCACAGAACTTCCACCACCAGATGTTAGGTTAATAGTTGTTTGAGTTAAATCAACATCAGAAGCTAAGTTACTAATAACTTCTCCTTTATAACTCTTAATCGCTCTTGGTGTAACAGAGTAAGTAACATCTCTATCAGTGCTCTTCGCACCACCAGCAAGATAACGAACAGATGTTTTCTTAATAATATCAGATGTAGCAGTAGAAACAGGACCAAAGAGGTATGTCTTAGCACTAAATCTCATTGTATAAAGTAAAACTCTACGAGTAGTAAAATCACCTTCATACTGATCATCCATTGTCACACTTTCTAATATTATAGGAATATCTCTTTTTTCTTTAATAGTCTCTACAAGTTTAACTGATAAATTATATGCTGGTTGAAAATATGGAAGTATTTGTTCTACAATCTGAAGAGCATCATCATTTAACTTACACATGATGCTAAGTTCAAATTGCATACTGTAAGGAACAGGCATATATGCTTTCTTAACTATCTTACCGTCGGTAGGATCTTTAACAGTAAACTGTTGAGTAGTAGTTACCTTTCTTGATGAATCATAAGTAAGTCCTGTAAATTCAAAAGACATTCTTGGCAAGGTAATTGCCGTTGGTTTGTTTAGATCTGGAGATTGTTCAATTCTTGCAAGGAATTTCTGAGTAGGTCCATAAGCCAAAGGAACTCTAGTCACAGAACCTTCTTGCTTTATTTCCATCCCATTAAAAAGGGTTCCGAAAGCAATAATTGTTTTTCTGAAGATCTCGTTATAAAAATATTCAAACATAGTGATAGACCTGATATATTATTTAGGGTTGTCCAAATGGATTCTGTTCAGAGAAGTCCAGAATCTCGTCTGCAGCAGTTTCTATATCGAAATTATCTGCATATTCTTCATTATCTGGTACAGTATCTATAATTCTTATATCACGAGTAGCACCTGATACTGAACCTGTTAGGGTTTCTCCAAGAGTAAATGTTCCATCAACCGAAGCAAGTTCAAGGATATTAGTGTTACCATCCCATGTTCTTACCCGTGCAGTAGTACCGCTAGTTCCTCCAGTAACTAATTCATTGAAACTAAAGTTACCAGTACTTGAAGTGCCTGGAGCAGCAATACTAATTGTAGGTGCCGTACTGTAACCAGCACCAGCATTAGTGATATGTATAGCAGAAATTGTTCCTGCAGCACTTACAACTGCTGTTGCAGCTGCACCTGTAGTAGATACTCCAGTAAATGTTATTGTTGGTGATGTTGTATATCCAGAACCACCAGAGGTCATTGTAATTATACCAATGGTTCCATTTTCTGCTTTAGCAGTGGCAGCAGCAGATACGCAAACACCATCTCCACCACCAGTAAATGTAATACCTGGTCCAGAAGTATATCCATAGCCTGGATTGATTAGACGAACATCTTGGACAACTTGTGCTTTAGGATTAGCACTATCTGTACATACAACAATTCCACCGAGCATGTGTGCTGTTGCTATACCAGTCAATCCTCCAGCAGGTGCAGATCCAATTCCAATAGAAGGTGCATAAATGTATCCACCACCTCTATTCTGTATATGAATCCATTGAATACCACCATCTACTATACCAGTCTCAGCAGTTGCTTGAGAAGCAGTACCAACCATTGTAAGAGTTGTGGTGGTTCCTTGAATAGTATTGATACCATCGTCTGTAGTACCATCAGGATCGTCTCCAACTAGGTTATCATCAATATCATCAATTCCAGTATCAATGACCTCATCCTCGTAACGGAAGAGTTCACAAGTAAGTTCATAAGTATATAAATCTTGGAGTTGATAATATGGTTTTGCATACTCAATATCCTTGATCTCGTATACACGATCATCAAGGGGGAACCATATTAAGTCACCAGATTTTGGTCTAGTTGATAGTTTAATATTAGCTTGATCTTCTATTAATGGTGTAATATAAGTTTCAAATCTTTCTCTTGATATAACTAACCTAACCTCATCCTGAGATTGAATACCAAATTTTGATAGAATATTTCCTGCACCAGAATACTGATCGTAGTTATCTACATATGCTTCAAGAGGTAATGCTAAATCAAATTTAGATTGAACAACTTCTCTAATTACTGATTTTTCAGTTGCAAACTTTCTTGGTAGATAAAATATCTCAACACCATAAGTTCTTAACTGTTCGTTTACTAAATCTTGAACTAAATTCTGTTCAGAACTAGTACCTTGTGTAAAATAGGGATTAAGTACCATAACACTACCCTATCATATCAAGTGGTGGAAGTTCATAAGTATTAGACATTTGATCTCTGATTATTTCCAAATCTTTTTCAGCGTCATCATAAATTTGTCTACCATTTAATTCAATCCCACCTGGTAGTTTTACTCCTTGGAATTTGATTAAATTTTGACCCCACTGTCTTTTCATAAGAGCAGTAAGATATTTCTTTAAGAAAGAATCATTCCAAACCTTAGAGTAAGAACTTGGGTCTAAAGTTGAGAAACAATCTATTATAACATAATCATCTTTACTTACAGTATTCCAATCAATATCCAAATATAATCTTTCTTGTCTCTTATTAAATCTTATTTGTTTTTGAGTTGTTAATAGAAAATTTATATCCTCAAGATATGTCTTAGTCATTGCATAACTAAGAAGTTCTACAGCACCCCAATAGTAAATATCATTTAAAAATAACTGATATTTTACACTAAACATATTGTTTGTGATGGCATTGGATCCATCAAAATGAAATATCTTAGTAACTCCAATAACATTATTTGGGACTTTCAAATAATTACCATTTTCATTCCATGTAAATGTTTGAGTTGAACCATCAAAGCTCTCTTGAGCAGTGCTTGTTGTTATACCTGTAGCACCTGCCTTACCTGGTTGAGAGGTTCCTCTATCAATATCTTCTTGTGTAAGTTTATACTTAAAAAGTGCAGGATATACACCATCAAAATGTCTTTCCTGAAAAAACTGAACAGCATCATCCACCAAATCTTCTACCTGTTCATCAGCTATGTTAATCTCCAATACTGGAGCACCTAACTGCCTTTTACAGTAATCTACAAGTTCTGTTCGACTGGATGGTTGAGCCATTTAAGTATTATTCTCCTAAAATATTTATAGTGCAGATGAGATACCAGGTCTCACATAGATCATTCCATCAACAATTCTGTAGATGGTTGCTCCAGAACTAACCAGAACATCATACATGTATCTTCCTTGACTTAAACTTCTTGTATCAGTTGACCCCATAGAAATTGTAAATCCATAACCAACAGAAGCAGTAGTATCAATACCAACTGAAAAAGTAGCATCAGCAGTTGTACCAGATCCAATCGAAATGCTTTTCCTCATCTGAGAAGATCCTGTCCATCCACTTGTAGTATTAACTCCAAGAGAATTTGTAGTAGAAAAGTTATACCCTGTGTTTGAAGTATTAACTACCTCAAACGTCGCATTAAAATTAGCACCCGTATTAAGGGTCAAATTTACTGGGAATGCAACTCCAGCATCAGGATCAAAAATAACTTTATTATTTGCCATTGACTAACTCTTTAAGTAAAGATTTGATTTCACCAATTTCACCTTTAAGATCACTAAGATCTTGTTCCATAATATCGACTCTTTCATGCTCACTTCTTTTTTGCTTACGACGAGCCAAGTACTGATCATATTCAGACTGACTCGTATTAATAATACAATTTGTAGAAGGATCTCTAACTAAATTGCTATGATCCTTTACTTTAACATGATCTTTATTCATATTAAGCAAGAGCGATAACTCTTAGTTCCTTTATTCTAGGAACATAAGCCTGATTGGATGAAGTTAGATCTAACTTAATTCTAAATGATTTAAATGATGGCAAATCACTAGCAGAGAAAGTAAGTTCTTTATATACCAAGTCTTTAGATAAGAAACCACTAACATCAGATTTAGTTACTAAAGAATCTGGTCTTCCACTACTCTTATCAAGAGAGATAACCTGACCACGATCATTTGTGTTATCAAATCCAGGGAATGCAGTAAATATTGGTTCAAAATTCTCTGTTTCACTAATAGCATAAAATGCTCTAATGTCAGAGTATTCATTAATGTGTGCAGATAGAATAATCTTAACAGAGGTCGCAGAATTTTCTAAAGTATTTTCTTTAGAAACATATTGACATGATGTAGGATCATCCTTAAGACTGTTAACCCTATTATCAGTTAGATAATTTGAAACAGGTGTATCAACTCTATTAGTAGTCAAACATGCAGACATTCTTTGTCCATCAATAACAGGTGATAAACGAGAATCACTTGTTTGTAATGTCAATTCCATAGCAAATGATCTATTACCAATTAGATTTTCCATCCCTGCTTGAGATGTTTCATTAATCCTAGAAGCAATAATTCTAGGGGAATCAAGATAATTAGTTTTATTCAAAGTAACAGATTCGTCTCCTTGATTAATAAAGGATAAATCTGTTCCTTGACCAGAACCATCATTAATACTGGTTCCTGATGTTGATCTTATAGATGC